GCTTCATATACAGGAACAGGAATTGTTACTGGTATGAGTATATCTAATCCACTTGATGGAGTAATTACAAGATCAATTACTTTTCAAGGAACTGGTGCATTAACTGTAGCAACTGTATAATAGTTATTTATGAATGTTATAGATAGAGCAAAGTCTCATTTTGAGAGTTTAGGAACTCAATCAATAGAAGTTCCTGAATGGAAAGATGATGACGGCAAACCTACTATTGTCTATTGGAATCCTATTACTTTATCAGAAAAGAATAAATTATTTAAAAAATCAGATAATTTATCTGATGTAAGTATTCTCGCAGATATTTTAATAATGAAAGCATTAGATAAAGATGGCAATAAAGTATTTACTCTTGAAGATAAAATAGCATTAATGCACAAAGTCGATTCTGATGTTTTATCTCGCTTAGCAACTGCAATGGTACAGGCAATCTCAGTTGACGAGGTAAAAAAAAACTAAACTCTGATCCTGAAATTAAAAATTTACTTGTAGTCGCAGATAGATTAAAACTATCATTATCCGAACTTTTAAAAATGGAAGTTTGGGAGTATAATCATTGGTTAGCTTATCTCTTGGAAGAACAAGAAATACAGCAAGGACAAATGAAGAAAATGAATAATAGATAATGGCTCAAAATTTAGTTTTAAATATATTAGCACACGATAAAACCAAACAAGCACTTAGTGGTGTGCAATCTTCATTAGGTAGATTAAGAGCATCTATTTTTTCAATTCAATCAGCATTACTTGGTATTGGTGCTGGTGTCTTAACAAGATCATTCATTAACGTAGGTAGAGAAGTAGAAGAATTAGGTATTAGATTTAATTTCTTATTTGGCTCAGTACAAGAGGGTCAAAAAGCATTTAAAGAATTAGTTACTTTTGCTGGTAAAGTACCTTTTACATTACAAGAAATAGCTACTGCATCAGGAAACTTAGCTGTTATATCAAAAGACTCAAAAGAATTAGCTAAAAATTTAAAAATTGTAGGTAATGTTTCTGCTGTAACTGGATTAGATTTTAGAACAACTGCTGAACAAATACAAAGATCATTTGCTGGTGGTATTTCATCTGCTGACATATTTAGAGAACGAGGTGTTAGAGCATTATTAGGTTTCAAAGCTGGTGCAACTGTTTCAGTAGAAGATACTGTAAAAAGATTTGAAGAAGTATTTGGCGAGGGTGGAAGATTTGGTCGAGCAACAGAAGTTTTAGCAACTACATTTACTGGTACTTTGTCAATGATACAAGACAAGATATTTCAGTTTAAATTAGGAGTTAATGAAGCTGGATTTTTTGATTTTATTAAAGGTGGTTTAGCAACCATAAATGATCTTATAGAAGAAAATGAAACGGCATTAAGAGATTTTGCTAATACAATAGGAAAAAATTTAGTTGCTGTTATTAAATCTGCATTGATTGGATTTGGAGAAGTATTTAATACAGTAAAAGGAGTATTTAAAATTATTGGAACTGGTATTGCTGGAACAATAGATTTGGTTAAAGCATTACCTGAGGGTGTAAGAGAATTTGGTATATTAGGATTTTTATTATTAGGTCGTAAAGGTAAATTAGCAGTAATTATATTAGGTGGATTAATTAAAAAACTTGGAATTGACATTGAAGAAATGTCTAAACGATTAGGGCTTAATACAGACGAAGCAAATGAGTTTGGAAAAGAATTATCTACAATAGAAAAATTTATTAATAGAATTGAAGAATCAATCATTAGCAACACAAAAGAACTTACTAAATTTAATGATGAAATTGCTAAAGCAAAAATAGAAGCAGAAGCAACAGTAACTCCATTTACAGAAATGGCAGATAAGATTAAAGGTAGTATTAATAAATCTTTAAAAGAAACAAGTGATCTAGCTAATAATGTTACAAAAGTTTTACAATTAGGTATAGATGGTTTTTCTAAAGGTATTGCAGAATCAATAGTATTAGGTAAAGAATTAAATACTACTATGAAAGATTTAGGAAGAACATTAGCAGTAGAAGTATTATCAACTTTAATTAAAATCGTTGCACAAAAAGCTGTAATCTATTCAATAGATAAAGCAACTGCTATGATACAATCGAAAACTGGTTCAAAAGGATTATTTGGTTCTATATTAGGTATATTTGGTGGTAGTGGTGGTAGTGGTCTATTTCAAGGCGGTGTTGGCGGTGCAAGAGCATCAGGTGGAACTGTATCTAAAGGACAACCATATTTAGTTGGAGAACGTGGTGCAGAATTATTTATACCAAACAGCACAGGACAAATTGCTCAATCTGCTAGAGGTATGGGTGGTGGTGCAGTATCAGTTAATTTTAATATTAATACTTTAGATGCTAGAGGATTTGATGAGTTGTTAGTTAGAAATAGAGGAACTATAACTCAGATAATAAACTCAGCAGTAAATGAGAGAGGGGCTAAAAGTTTAATTTAATATGTCAGGTTCATTTCCAATATCAACAGCACAATTTGAAACATTAGGAATCAAATCTATTCAAGACACAATTTTGTCAAAATCTGTAAGTGGTAAAAAACTTGCTAGACAAATTGACGGACAAAGATGGGCTTTTACTGCAAGAATAATTACAGCTAAACGATCTGATGTATATGGCGATCTTATGGCATTTATCGTTAAGCAAAGATCAGGAAAAGAAAATTTTACAATCATTCCGCCTGAGATAGAAGATGCTAGAGGAACAGCATCAGGAGTACCACACGGAACAGCTAGTGCTGGTGCTACATCAATAACATTAGGTGGCACAGGAACAGGAACATTAAAAGCTGGAGATTTTATTAAATTTGCAAATCACGATAAAGTTTATATGGTCGTTGCAGATCAAGCAGATATTTCTACTGGAACTTTAACGATTGAACCACCATTAACAACAGCAGTTTCTTCATCTACAATAGTTTATGATAATGTTCCTTTTACAGTTTATCTAACAAATGATATACAAGAGTTTGGAGTAGTTGGTAATGACAAAGATGGTAATTTGTTATATCAGTTTGAGATTGATTTAGAAGAAGCATTATAGAATGAAATATCTTGTAAAACATTGGGTCTCAGTTGATATTCTTGCAGAAGAATTAGTTGATGAAAAAGAAATAGACATCAAAACTAATCGTTTAGGCAAATACGAAGAACCTACTGAAAATGCAATTATCAAAGTTTTAAATTATAAAGTAATTAGGAGAACTTACGAAGATGAGCCGAAGTCTAACGACAGCAGTAAAGAACGCATTAGCAACAAATGATATTAGACCAATACACCTTATTACTATCGGTTTTGATACTCCTGTTAATTTTACGGATTGCTCATTTCCATTAACGAGTTCAGTATCAGGTTCATCAGTAACTTATTCAGCATCAGATTTTATATTAGGTATTTCTGATTTTTCAGAACAAACAGATGTTAGTAAATCAAGCATCAATCTTAGTTTATCAGGTGCAGATCAAACTTTTATATCTACTGTTTTAAATGAATCAATTATTAATGACGAGGTTACAATTTATAGAGGATTATTAGATGCTTCTAATAATATTATTGCTGACCCATTTTTGCTTTATAAAGGAAATATAGAAAATTTTGAAATACAAGAACAAACAAAATCAAGTATTTTATCTTTATCAATAGTATCTCATTGGGCAGACTTTGAAAAGAAGAACGGCAGAAAAACAAACAATACATCACAACAAAGATTTTTTAGTACAGATGTTGGTATGGATTTTGCGTCTCAAACAGTACAAGATATTAAATGGGGTAGAGCATAATGAAAGATGTTATATCATTATATAGACAATACCCAAAATACAATCATTTATCAGATTTTGATTTAGAATATTTTTTAAAACCTAGCATATTGTTAAATCAATATAAAAAACATTATTTTGATAACAAGTTAATAGGATTTACTAATTGGGCTTATTTATCTGATTATGCTTCTAATCATTTTGCAAACACAGGAAATATTAATATCAATGAATGGAAATCAGGTAATAATATTTGGCACGTAGAAACAATATGCATTTCTCATTTAAAGGAAATCATATCTTGGACTAAAAATTATTTTGCAAAAAATTTTAACTCAAAAACTGTAATTAACTGGCTAAGAACTGATAATGAAAAAATTTACAGAACAACAAAAAGAATTATAAAGGATAATTGGTTATGGGTTCGATAGTAAAAGCAGTAACTAAAGTAACAGGATTCTTTCAAAATATGAATCCTTTAGTTTCATTAGGGGTTACTTTATTTTTATCTTGGGTATTAAGACCAAAAGTACCTGAAATTCAAGATTTTGGAATAAACCAATTTGATGATTTTGAAAAAGGTTTATTGGTAAACAAACAATCAAATGACGCAAATATTCCAATAATTTATGGAGAAAGATTAACTGGGGGAACTAGGATTCTAGTAGAAACCTCAGGAAGCGATAACATCTATTTATATATCGCCTTAGTATTAGCTGAGGGAGAAATAAACGATATAACTGAAATAAGAATAGATGACAAAGTAGTTACATTTGCATCTAGTTTTTCAGATGGTACGGCAGTAGAAGTAGATAGTTCAGATACAAACTTTTATAAAAATTCAGAAAGTTTAATTAGAGTAGAACCTCATTATGGAACTGATGGTCAATCAGCATCAAGTCTATTATCTACATTAGATAACTGGGGTGCAAATCATAAATTATCAGGTTTAGCTTATCTTGCTATCCGTTTTAAATGGAATCAAGATGCTTTTACTGGAGTTCCTAAAGTACAAGCAAAAGTACAAGGAAAAAAAGTAGTAACTTATAATGCTAGTTTAGTTGCACAGACAGCTTCTTATACAACTAACCCAGCTTGGTGTTTATTAGATTACTTAACTAACGCAAGATATGGAAAAGGTTTGTCAGTTAATGAAATGGATTTACAAACATTCTATGACGCATCATTAATTTGCGAAACACAAGTAACTCCATATTCAGGTGGCTCAGACATAAACATATTTGATATAAATACAGCATTAGATACATCAAAAAATATAATAGAAAATGTAAGAGAATTATTAAAAGGTTGTCGAGGTTATCTTCCTTATACTGCTGGTAAATACCAACTCATCATTGAAACAACTGGTACAGCTTCAATTACATTAACAGAAGATGATATTATAGGCGGTTATTCATTATCTACTCCAACAAAGAATGAAAGATATAATAGAGTTATAGTTGGTTTTGTAAATCCTGAAAGAAATTACCAAGTAGATGAAGTTCAGTTTCCACCAATAGATGACTCAGGGCTTCCTAGTGCAGATCAACACGCAAATATGAAAACTGCTGATGGTGGTTATTTGTTAGAGGGTAGATTTTCATTTTCGACTATTACAAATCCATATCAAGCTGAGGAGATGGCAGAAGTTATTTTAAGAAGATCAAGAGAAGCATTATCTTTAGGTATTAATGTTAATTTTAATGCTTATGATTTAGCAATAGGTCAAATAGTTAATATTACTCATAGTTCAATAGGATTTTCTGCTAAACCTTTTAGAGTTATAGGAATTACTTTTAATGAAGATTTCACTATTGGATTATCTTTGGTTGAACATCAAAATTCACATTACACTTGGGCAAGTAAAACTCAACAAGCAACTATTCCAACAACTAATCTTCCTAATCCATTTTCTATTCAACCACCAGCAAGTGTAACTTTATCTGACCAACTAATCCAATACAATGACGGAACTGTAATCGTGGCATTGGACATAGCATTAACTGCTTCTCCTGATAGTTTCGTTGATTATTACCAAGTTGAATATAAATTAAGTTCAGATACAAACTATATCATATACGCACAAGGTTCAGGATTAAATCATAGAGTATTAAACGTAATCGACCAAGAGACTTATGACGTAAGAGTTAAAGCTGTAAATGCTTTTGGTACTTCATCAACATATACATCTGCATCAAGAACCATTGTAGGTGCGATTGCTCCACCAAGTGATGTAGAAGATTTTTCTTGTAATATCGTAGGACAAG